CGGCCAGGCGCATGAACGCCTCGGCGCGCTGCCGACCGCGGACCGGCACCTGATGTGGGCGACCGGCGCGGCGATCGGTGACCCGGCGGCCTGCCTCGTCGGCAAGCAGATCAACTACGACTTCACCCGCCCGCAGGACGGATCGCTGACGATCGCAGTCAACGCGCAGGGCAACGTGTTCGGCCTGGAATGGTGCGACCTCCTCACCGCGCAGCAGCGCACCGACACCAGCGCCACCAACGGCACCGCCGCCACCTTCGGCTACGACGGCGAGGACTTCCTCTTCCTGTCCGGCACCTCCGGCGACTACGCCTCCACCCCCGACGCCGCGAGCCTGGACATCGTCGGCGACATCGACCTGCGAGTGCGGGTCGCGATGGACGACTGGACGCCGGCGGCAGAGTCCACGCTGATCGCGAAGTACACGGCGACGGGTGACGAGCGAAGCTATGCCCTGGCCATCACGACGGGCGGGAACCTGATCTTCCGCTGGTCGGAGGACGGGGCGGCTGAGCTGACGGAGACTTCGTCGGCGGCGACGGGATTCACGGACGGGACGACGCACTGGGTGCGGGCGACGCTCGATGTGGACGACGGGGCGTCGGATGCGCAGGCCACGTTCTACACCTCCGATGACGGGGTGACGTGGACGCAGCTGGGTGCGGTGCAGGCGGTCGGCGCGACCACGAGCATCTACGCCTCCACGGCGGTGCTGGAGCTCGGCTCGCAGTCGGCGGGCACTGTCAATGTGTCTGCGGGAAAAATCTTTCAGGCCGAGGTGCTGTCGGGGATCGCAGGGTCGTCGGTGGCGGCGCCGGTCGCTTCGGTGGCGGATGACGATGTCACGGATGCGACGCCACTCACGTGGACGGTGCAGGGCGACGCGTTCGTGTCGTCGCACACGGTGCACGGGTTGCAGGCGTACTTGCAGGTGTTCTCGTTCGCTGGCACGGACGTGACGGTGAAGTTGCAGCACTCGCATGACAACGGTGGTGAGGACGCGTTCGCGGACATCACCGGGGGCGGGTTCACGCAGATCGTGTCGGGGCCGACGGTGGAGCGGATTGCTGTGGCTGCGGGTACGGAGGTCCGCCGGTATGTGCGGGCGGTGACGGTGACGACGGGCGGCTTCACGTCGCTGGTGTTCGCGGTGGCTGTGAACGTCAACATCACGGCGACAACGTTCTAGGGGGTGATGGGTGATGGGTGAGCCGTTTCGGCCGAGTGATCCGCGGATGCCGGTGGAGTCCTACCGGACGTGGAGTGTGCAGTCGCGTCCGGACAAGCGGGTGAAGTCGGTGTGCGAGAAGGTCGGCTGCCCGCAGTGGCGCAGCGGCTGGGAGTCCGTCATCGACGAGTCCACGCCGTTGGGTAAGGCGCAGGCGGCGTTCATCCGCGGGTCGAGGCGGACCTTCAAGGAGCAGCGGACCGCGGCCGGGCTGACGGTGTTCCGCTTCGAGTCGGGGCAGCGGTGCTTCGCCGATCACCAGACGATGCCGGAGCTGTACCTAGTTCGGGGTGGCGACTACCGGGCGAAGGTCGGTCAGGTGCGGGTGCACAAGAACCCGGCGGACTGGGTGGAGCACGTGCAGCAGCACATGGGGCAGCTCCTCGACGAGCGGGACAAGGGATAAAAAGAGCGGCGCAAGTCACACCGGAGAATAGAAAGGAGGGGAAATGAGTAGTCCGAAACCAACTATTATTGTTGAATGCAGCCTGACTCTAGGCAGTGCGCCAAATGCGCTGCCCAAAAGCCCCTGTCCGAATTCTCCAAAGCGCCCGGCGGCAAGTACGGCCGCAAGGCTCGCTGCAAAGCATGCGACGCCGCTTACGCAGCAGCCAACAAGGAAAAGCGCAGACTTCCCCCAGGCGAAGCCGAGCGGCGCATACAAGAACGTCGAGGCGCCACCAAGCAGTGCAGTAAGTGCGGAGAAGTCAAAGACCGCTCACTCTTCAGCAAAGCCTACGAGGGTAAAAACGGTCCCGTCATCAGGGGTGACTGCAAAACTTGCCAGTCAGCCAGAACTCAGAAGTGGCATCGGGACAACCGCGATCGAGCCCTCATCAACCGTCGCCGGTGGAGCCTCAAGAAGGAATACGGGATCTCCGAAGGCGAGTACGGCAGCATGCTCGCAGCCCAGAGCGGCGTGTGCGCCATCTGCGGCGAGGACGAGCCTGTCGCGCATGGGCGCACAGGAACCAAGTTCAGGCTGTCCGTCGACCACGACCATAAGACTGGCAAGGTGCGCAGCCTGCTCTGCCAGAGGTGCAACCGAGCAATCGGCATGCTCAGGGACGACGTCAACGTTTTGCGGAAGGCGCTCGAATACCTTCTGCACCATCAGGATAAACCGGAAGAGTAAAGGAGGGTTTCTCTACTGCCCTCCTTTCGAAAGAGGAGGGCAGAGCTTTGGCGATTGAGAACGGCTTGGGCTGGACGACGTTCGAAATTGACGACAGCGGTACCACGGCACGAGACATCCGATCCAGCACATTCAACCTCGACTGGACGATGCCGCGCGGCGTCCAGGACATCACCAACCTCACACAGTCAGCGATGGCACGGCTGCTTCTGCTGGCCGACTTCTCCGGGACCGCGGCGGGCGGCTTCGACGACGAGGGCGACAAAGCCCATGACGTGTTCAAGACGGTGGGCTCCGCGAGCGTGGAGCGGGAAATGACGATCGTCATCTCGGGCCAGACGCTGGCGAACACGGTCATCCTCACCGACTACGCGATGACCCGGGCGCAGTCCGGCGAGTTCACGTGGAGCGTCCCGTTCCAGCTTTCGGACGGCGCAGTCCCGACCTGGGCCTGACCTGCAACAACACACGATTGGAGGTGCGGCCGTGGGATTCCGCGAGCCCAGCACCATCAAGCTCACCTTCGACGAAGGCGACGACCTCCACGGACTCGAAGTCCACATGCGCGGCATGAGCATCGCCGACTTCATGCAGTCCTCCGGCATGGACGGCGGCGACGGCGACGACGCAGCCGCCACCGTGGAGCGCTTCTACCAGCACATCGTCTCCTGGAACCTCGACGACCCCACCACAGGACAACCCGTCCCCGTCGCCGACGCCCCCAACCGCGACAGCCGCATGATCCGCCGCCTCAACAACGCGTGGATCGAAACAGTCCAGGGGGTCCACAAGGCCGACCCTTTGCCCGACAGCTCCACCTCTGGCGAACCCTCCCAGGCGCCCGTAATCCCGATGGCTCCCTTGTCCGAGAGCCAAGCCAGCTAGCCCACGCCCGCCAACTTCTCGGCCTACTCCAACGCTTCCCCGGCTACACCCTGTCCTCCCTGCTGGCCGAAGACACGCTCCTGTTGCGCCTGCTCGCCATCGAAGCCGCAGGCACACCCGACGAACCCGACACCGTGGAAGGAGGTGAAACAGAATGACTGGCGACACCGTAGACATTCGGATCCGCGCGGCCGACGCCCAGGCAGTCGCCGCGTTCCGCCGACTGAAGCAGGAGGCCACCCACTCGCTGGGCAGCCTGGCCGCACTCGCGACATCGGCCGTCCCGGTGATGGCCACACTCGGGGCCGCGTCAGTGAAGACCGCAGGCTCCGCCGTGGGAGCGACGGGCGGCATTATGGCGTTCGGTCTCGCGGTCGCCGGACAGATCCCGAACCTGTCGAAGGTGTCGGACGCACAGAAGAAGTACCGGGAGGCGGTCCAGCAGAGCGGCCGCGGATCGAAAGAGGCGGCCGAGGCGCAGCGGACACTGTCCAATGCCCTCGCCTCGATGCCCGCCTCCACGGCACGTGCGGCGGTCGGCCTGCGCACGATGAAAGACGACTTCCGGGACTGGTCCGACAGCCTCGCCGATTTCACGATGACCCCGGTCGAGAAAACGTTCACGGTCCTCAGCAACGTCTTCCCCAAGCTGACACCCATGGCGAGAGGCGCCTCGGAACAGCTGGACCGGCTGGTGACCGTGGCCGGCGGGGCGGTCGCCTCGCCTGGGTTCGACGCGTTGAGCGAGCGGATGGGGGCGTTCACGACCGGGTCTTTGGACAAGGCCATCGACGGGCTGTTGCATCTGTCGCGGGCGCTGTCGGAGGGTGAGGCGTCGGGTCCGGTCAAGGCGTTCATGGACTACGCAGAGCGGAACGGGCCAGCGGTGCGGGAGACGCTGTCCTCCCTCGGAGACGCGGTGACCACACTCGTCGAGGCGGCGGCCGATGCCGGGCCGGGCATGCTCACCCTGGTGAATGCGGCGGCCGGGCTGGTGGCTGCGCTGCCGCCGGAGCTGGTGACGATCCTGATGCAGACTGCGGTCGGCCTGAAGCTCGTCACTCTGGCGGGTGCGGGCGCGGCTGCTGCGTCGACGGCGGTTGCTGCTCTGGGGACTCGGATCGGTGTGATGCGGGGTGCGGCGGTCGCGGCGGGCGGCGGTCTGCTGGGGCTGAGGGCGGCGTTCTTGTCGTTGGGGACTGCGGCGAAAGCGTCTGTGGTCGTCGGCGGTATCGCGCTGGTTGCGGTGGCCTTGAACGAGATTTCACAGATCGGGAAGGAAGCGCCCCCGAACGTCGAACGGATGACGACGTCGCTGGGCAGGCTGGCGCAGTCCGGGAAGCTCAGCGGTGAGGCGGCGCGGGTCTTCGGTGAGGACTACGAGAAGCTCGGCGAGTCGCTGCGCACGTTGTCTCGGCCGTCGAATCTGGACAAGACGCAGCAGTTTTTGACGTCGTTGGTCGGCATGGATTCGACGCCGGTCAAGGATGCGAAGGAGGACTTCAACGCGCTCGACGAGTCCCTGACCGACTTGGTGAAGGGCGGCAAGGCCGAGCTGGCGACGGCCGCGCTTGAGCTGTCGATCAAGAGTCTGAAGGAGCAGGGCTTCACTGCGGGCGAGGTGAAGGGGCAGCTCGACGACTATAAGGCGGCGCTCGCGGACCAGGCGTTCGAGCAGGAGCTTGCCGCGCAGTCGATGGGCATTTTCGGGCAGGCGGCGCAGGAGACGTCGGCGAAGTTGGGTGCGCAGAAGGAGTCCGCGGACGGTTTGCGGGCGTCCATCCTGGCGTTGAACGATGTGAACCGCAGTGCGTACGACGCGCAGATCGGGTTCGAGCAGTCGTTGGACGACCTGACCGCGAGCTTCAAGGAGCACGGCGCCACCCTCGACCTCGACACTGAGGCAGGTCGGGCGAACGGGATGGCCATGTCGTCGGTAGCGAAGGCTCACGACGAGATGATCGCTTCCGGTCTGGCGGCGGGCGATTCGCTGGGGTCGATGACGAAGGAGTCGGACGAGCTTCGCGAGACGATGATGCGGCTCGCGACGGATGGCTTCAAGGGCAACACGGAGAAGGCCCGCGAGTACGTCAACGAGCTGCTCGGGGTGCCAGGCGATATCGAAACCCTGGTGAAGCTGGAGCGCGAGGAAGCCATCACCGGACTGAAGGACGTCCAGGCGGAGATCGACAAGACGCCGGGCAAGAAGTCCGTCACGGTCGACACGCTCAACGGGGCTGCGATCGCAGCGCTGGAGAAGGTCGGGCTGAAGACCAAGCAACTCCCCGACGGCCAGACGCAGGTGTTCACCGCGAACGGCAAGGCGCTCGGCAACATCGGCGCGGTATTTACGGCGCTGAGCAACCTCAACGGGAAGACCGCCAACACGTACACCACCAACAACGTCAAGACGGTCTACAGCGAACTGAGCGTCCCCCGCAGATTCGGCGAAATCCCAGAAGCGGACGGTGGGGTGCTGGAGTTCTACGCGAACGGCGGCACCCGCGAGCAGCACGTCGCGCAGATGGCTCCGGCCGGAACGATGCGGGTGTGGGCGGAACCGGAGACCGGCGGCGAGGCCTACATTCCCCTCGCTCTGTCGAAGCGTGACCGGTCGGTCGCCGTGCTGGAGGAGACTGCGGACCGGTTCGGGTACGGGCTGGAAAAGTTTGCCCGCGGCGGTGTCACCAAGAAGGAGCGCGAGGCCCGCAACGCTGCGCGCGGCGAGCTGACCATCTCCCACTTCGGCCAGATGGCCGGGTTCAAAAACCCGGAGATCCGCAACCAGATCGGCGACCCCGGCAGCGTCATGGACCTCGTCAAGTCGCTGAACAAATGGCGCTCCGTCATCAAGAAGACGACACACGGTGCTGAGGAATCACGCCTGCTGCGCTGGCTCAACAACACCGGAAAAGCGCTGATCGGGCAGGAGAAGAAGCTCCTCAAAGTCAACAAGGCCCTCGACAAAGCCACAAGCAAACTCGACACGTTGAAGGACTCCGCGTCCCGACTGTCCGGGTCGGTGAAGTCGGGGATCCTGTCCGGCGCGAACATCACCAAGGCCGCGGGGGCGGAAGACTCCCAGGTCACCATCAACACCCTCCTCTCCCAGATGCAGGGCTCCGCGGCGAGCAGTAAGCAGTTCTCGTCGATGCTCACCAGCCTGAAGAAGAAGGGCCTGTCCGGTGGCCTGATCGCGCAGATCGGCGAGGCCGGTATCGAGGGCGGCGGCATGGAGACCGCGGCCGCGATCCTCGGCGGCGGCACGGCGGAGATCAAGAAGCTCAACGACTTGCAGAAACAGATCACATCGGCTGCCGGGACGGCGGGCAAGGTCACCGCGGACGCCATGTACGGGGCGGGCATCAAGGCCGCTGAGGGTTTGGTGAAGGGGCTCACCTCGCAGCAGAAGGTGATCGAAGCCGGGATGATGCGCATCGCCAAGAGCATGGAGAAAGGCATCAAGAAAGCGTTGAAGATCAAGTCTCCGTCGCAGGTGATGGAGACGATCGGCGGGCAGACCGCGGAAGGCTTCGCCCTCGGCATCCAACGCAACCGGTCGGTGCAGCCCGCGTGGGCGTCGATGCTCAACGTCCCCCGCGGCGGCGGTCCGCGCCCCGGCGCTGCGGCCGGCGCGGCCGCCTCATCAGGCTGGGGTGACCGCCCCCTGGCCATCACCTTGCAGATCGGCAACGGCCAGCTCGGCGAAGTCATCATCGACCCCGTCCGCAAAGCCGTATCCACCCGCGGCGGCCTGCGCGCAACGTTCGGGGGGCTGGACTGATGGCGTTCCCCGAAACGATCCTCCCCATCCAGGTCGACATCAGCCTCGACGGCTCGACATGGACCGACATCACGTCCGACGTACGCCGCGAGCAGCAGATCCGCATCAGCCGCGGACGCTCCGACTGGGGCCAGCAAGTCGACTTCGGCCGCTGCTCGTTCGCCCTGTCCAACACCGACGGCACCTACTCGCCGCGGAATCCGGAGGGCATCTACTACGGGCAGATCGGCCGCAACACCCCAGTCAGGGTGTCGGTCGAATCAGGGTCGGTCGCAGCCGTCCTCCCAGGAGCCCCCGGCGATTTCATAGCAACCCCAGACGACGCAACGCTGGACATCACCGGCGACATCGACATCCGCTTCGACGCGACGCTCGCGAACTGGGTGTTCGGCGACTCCACCTCCACCCGCACAGAACTCATCGGGAAAGCCGCGGCGGGGCAAAGATCGTGGTCGCTGTACATCTACCAGGGCACCATCCTCCTGGAATGGACCACCGACGGCTCAACCCCGCTGACCGTCGCAAGCACACAAACCATCCCCGTCCCAGCGTCCGGCCGCCTCGCCGTCCGGGCCACGCTCGATGTCGACGACGGCGCGTCCGGGCGGGTCGCCAGGTTCTACACCTCAGACACGATCGACGGCGTATGGGTACAGCTGGGCACCACAGTATCGACAGCGGGAACAACATCCATCTTCTCAGGCACAGCATCACTGCGCGTGGGCGAGGCGACAAGTGTCCTGTGGTCCGAAGGAATCGGCTACGTTCATGCCGCCGAGGTACGGTCCGGGATCGGCGCATCCGGCACAGTCGTAGCCGACCCGGACTTCAGCGCACAGACCTCGGGCGCGACGAGCTTCGTCGACGACGCGGGACGCACGTGGACCACCGCCGGCAACACCGAAATCTCGAACCGGAAGATCCGCTTCGTCGGCGAGATTTCCTCATGGACTCCCCGCTGGGAAACCGGCGGCTTCGACGTGGTCACCGAAGTCGAAGCATCCGGCCTGCTACGGAGACTCGGACAGGGATCCGTTCCCATCAAGTCGCCGGTGTACAGGGAGTTCACCAACCCCGCACGGTCGAACATCATTGGGTACTGGCCCATGGAAGACGAGGAAACTTCCACCGCGCTGGCGTCGGCAATCTCCGGGCATCCCGCCTTCGCCATCACCGGAACAGTGACCCCGGCCGCCTACAGCGACTGGACGGCGTCCGCCGCTCTACCCACCATCGGCACGGGATCGCTTCGCGTCAGCATGCCCTCGTACACGGCGACGAGCGAGATGAACATGCGGTTCTTCGCCGAAGTCCCCGCAGCCGGTGTGGTCTCCACGCAGCGCCTCATCAGCTTCACCACAACGGGCACAGCCCGCACCTGGTCGCTGTACGTCTCCACGACGGGCGGCCTTGAGCTGGAAGCCTACGACGCGGACGGCGCCACCGTACTGAACCCAGGGTCTACCGCGTTCGGGGTGAACGGGCTGCGGCAGTCCATCGGCGTCGAGCTCACCCAGGACGGCGCCGACATCGACTGGACCGTTTTCGTCATGGACATCGACGACACGGTTCTGGGCGCGGCCGTCGCCGCGACAGCGACCGGGACTCTCTCCAGCTACACCTTCGGCCGCATCACACAGATCCGTCTCGGCGAAGACGGCGCGATGAACAGCACAGCTGTCGGGCACCTCGCGGTGGCGGACGCCATCAACGCCTTCGCCAACACCACCGGCGCGCTCATCGCCTGGGACGGGGAGATCGCCGCGTCCCGTGTTCACCGGCTCGGCGAGGAGGAAAGCTTCCACGCCTACGCCACCCGCATCGGCGACGAGCAGATGGGGGTGCAGAGCAGCTCCACCATCCTGGATTTGCTCCGCCAGGCCGAGGCAGTCGACGAGGGCATCCTGTGCGAGCAGCGGGATCTTCTGGGCTTGCGGCTGGTGCAGCGGCGCTCCCTGTACGACCAGACACCCAGCCTCATACTGGACTACACGGGCTCGGACGGCCTGGTCACACCGCTGGACCCCGTAGAGGACGATCAGGGCCTGGCCAACGACGTCACCGTGCAACGCTCCGGCGGTAGCTCGGCGCGCGTGTCCCTGGACGAGGGCATCTTGTCGACGCAGGCCCCACCGGACGGCGTCGGCCTATACGACGTATCGCACACACTCAGCCTGTACGACGACGACCAGCCCGCCTTCCACGCGGGATGGCGCCTGCACCTGGGCACCCAGGACGAACTGCGGGTCCCTGTGGTGTCGGTGAATCTGGCCGCCGCACCAGCATCCATCGACGACGCGGCGAGCGTCGACATCGGCGCCCGTATCCAGATCACGAACCCGCCGGTGTGGATGCCGCCAGACACCGTGGATTTGATGGTGCAGGGCTATTCGGAGGTGCTGGCGAACAAGGAATGGTCGATCGCCTTCAACTGTGCCCCGTATGCGCCGTGGGATGTGGCGCAAGCCGGCGGCGGGTCCACCGTCTCCACCGGGCACGAGTTTTCGTGGGCGGACACCGAGGGCTCGGAGTTGGCTGAGGCGTTGACGACGACGGAGACAGACGTCGATCTGCTCACCACGTCCGGGCCCGGGTGGACCGACGACGTTGAGAACAGTCCGTACGACCTGCGGGTGGGCGGGGAGGTCATGACGGTCACCGCCCCCGGATCGTTGCTCAACTCGAATCCGTTCTTCGACAGCGACACCACCGACTGGACGGGGCAGAACGCCACCATCTCCCGGGTGACGACCGCCAACCGCGTCCACCCGCACCCGCGGGCTGTCGCTTCCCTCTTCATCGCCCCTAACGGCTCCAGCGCATCGGGCGGCGCCACCTGCACCCTGACCTCCTCGGGCACCATCACACCCGGCGCACAGTACGCCGCGTCGCTGTGGGCGTACACCTCCGGCGGCTGGTCCGACTTGCGTCCGGCCATCGACTGGTACACCTCCGGCGGTTCGTTCATCAGCTCTGGCCTGGGCAGTGGTTCCGCTGTCGGGGAGGCGCAGTGGACGTATCTGGAGCAGACGCTGACGGCTCCGGCGACTGCGTCACGGGCGGTGATGCGTGCCCGCCATGGCGGTACTCCTTCGGTGTCGGACACCTGGTATGTGTGGGGTGCCCGGATTACCCGGGTCAAGGCCAGTGCCGTTTACGAGGATTTCGGCCGGACTGAGACGGACACTTGGGGGACTGCTGAGTCGGGGCAGGCGTGGACCAACTCGGGCGGCTCTGCGGCCGACTATGACATCGGCGGTAGCTATGGCACCCATACGCATCCCAGTACTCTCGTCTCGCACATTTCCCGGATTGCGTCGCCGAGCGCGGACACGGACTTGTACTGCGACATTGCTACGGCTGTGCTGACTACCGGGTCGGCGGTGGTTGGTGGGCCTGTCAGTAGGTGTACCGGAAATGACAACTTTTACACGACGCGGATTTCTTTCAATCCTTCCGGGACGATCGCGATGGTTTTGCAAAAGCGAGTGTCGTCATCGGACACTACTTTGGCGAGCTATACCGCACCTTTCACGCATGCGGCGGCCACGTTTTACCGGGTGCGGCTTCAGGTGATTGGGACATCGATCAAGTCAAAGTTTTGGCTGGCCAGCGAACTGGAGCCGGGCCACTGGCATATGGAGGCGACGGACAGCAGTCTCACGGACGCCGACAATATCGGTGTGCGGAGTTTCAGGGAGTCTGCGAATACCAACGCGAACGCCGAAATCCGCTGGGACAACATCAACTTGGTTAACCCGCAGACGTTCACTGTCATCCGAAGTCAGAACGGTGTGGTGAAAACCCACACGGCGGGTACTGATGTTCGTCTTGCCTATCCGGCGTACGCCGCTCTCTGAGGAGGAACGATGGCTTTCGTGCCGTGGACGGCCGGGTCGCTTATCACCGCCGCGAAGCTGGCTGCGATGACCCCGCTCTGGTCGGCGTGGACACCTACCTGGACCGCAGTCTCTGGGAGCCCCGCGTACGGCAACGCAACGGTGGACTGCAAGTACGCACAGTCCGCCGACACCGTGTTCTTCGAAATGGAGATCACATTCGGGTCGACGACGACCTATGGAGACGCCCTCAACACAGCGAACTGGAGTTTCTCTCTACCCGTGACGGCATCAGAAACCCAACTCATAGCTGGCATGGGGGAGATCCAGGATGGTACGGCTGTCGAGCGTTGGCCGGTGCGCGCCCGCATCGCCACAACAACGACGTTCCAGGTGGAACTGTCGGGCCGGAACTACAACGACACCGCCAATGCGAACAACGGAATCGTGGATGCCGTGACACCGATGACGTGGGCGTCCACTGACCGGATTCTGCTGCACGGCCACTACCAGGCAGCCTGAGGAGGCTCCCCTTGACTGTCTACGTCTGCTCGCTCATCCTCAGCGAGCCACATAGCATCCCGAACGACGGCGGTTACCACATCGTCCGGTTCCCTTACGACGTCACGGGCGAGTCCTACGACGCCCACGGCATGCATCAGCAGACGCAGCCCGACGGCTACCAGGTCGTCAACTGGCAGGCCGATGACCGCTCTGGGCTGATCTGGCCTGCGGTGAGCGGGTGGGGCGTGCTGACCGCGAACATCCACTGGGAGTCGGGGAACTACAGCGAGTTGCGGGACCGGTTCGTGCGGGACCCGCTCGGCTTGTCGACGGGCTACGACTCGACCGCCACCGATCACCGGCCACCGTCGCCCGGCATGCAGTGCTTCACCAAGCAGCACCAGATGTTCGTGCACCCGGGCACCCCGGTGTCGCTGCTGGTTGCCCAGAACGCCAGCACCGCCCGGAAGGTCAAGCACGCGCAGTTCAAGCTCGCGATCCACCCCACACAAGGGGGGGCCTAACCCATGGCCGCACCCCCGAGCGCGCACGCGTTCGCCCGACTCCTCCGCGATGAGGGCCTGGTCGTCGTCGAGGTCGGCAACTGGGAGACCCACAACCGCAACCACATGGGCCCATGGGGCCCGGTCAACGGCGTGATGATCCACCACACGGTGACCTCGGGCACGGACCGCACAGTGCAGCTCTGCCGGGTCGGGCATTCCACGCTGCCGGGCCCGCTGTGTCATGGGGTGATCGCGAAGGACGGGCGCGTGCACCTGATCGGCTACGGGCGGGCAAACCACGCCGGACTGGGCGACCCGGACGTCCTCGCCGCAGTCATCGCCGAGCGCGCGCTGCCGGCGGACAACGAGGCCACCACGGACGGCAACCGGCACTTCTACGGCTTCGAGTGCGAGAACCTCGGCGACGGCAAAGACCCCTGGCCCGCCGCTCAACTCCTCGCGATCGAGAAGGTGGCTGCGGCGCTCTGCCGGTATCACGGCTGGGGCGCCGGGTCGGTGATCGGGCATCTGGAGTGGCAGCCCGGGAAGGTCGACCCGCGCGGCTTCAGCATGCAGACGATGCGCGGCCGGATCGCGGCGCGCTTGGACGGTAACCAGCCCATCGAGGAGGACGGCATGCAGCTCAGTGATCAGGTGGTTCTCGGCGCTTGGGTGAAGGAGCGTTGGCCCGACGACAAGGGCCTCGCCGACGGGAAGATCGCCGTCAACACTGCGCTGGGCTCCGGTTATGCGCATGCACGGACGGCATCCACGCTCGCCCGGGTGGCAGCCAACAACAGCGAGAAGATCTTGGCGCAGCTCGCCGCGCAGGGGTCGGTCGCACTGACGGACGCGCAGCTGGCCGTACTCGCCGACAGGGTGGCCGCGCATCCGGCGCTGGCTGAGCAGATCGCGGAGCGGGTGGCCGCGAAGCTCGCCGAAAGGCTCGCCGAGTGACCGCCGTGGACGCGGCAGGCGCCGTGTACCGCGAGCGGGCGCACCTCGTGGCGCACCTCGCTGCGGTCTACCCCTCGGCCATCGGCTACACCGACCCGAACGAGCCGGACTGGGCGGTCGTCACCGTCAGCCTGCCGACCGGCCAGGCGTGCTGGCATGTTGCTCCGACGGACATGGACCTGTTCGGGTCCGTCCACGCGAGCAGCGCGGCGCTGTGGGACGGCCACAGCACGGAAGAGAAGTACGCGCGGCTTGACGCGCACACCCGCGCACTCGCGCAGAAGGAGAGCTGACCATGACCGTGAACCTCGACCAGGCATATTGGCTTGGCCTGCTCGTCTCCGTGATCCTGCCCGTCCTCGTCGGCCTCGTCACCACCCGTGTGACGCGCGCGGGCGTGAAGGCGGTACTGCTGCTCGCCCTGTCCGGCGTGAACGGCTTCGTGGTGGAGCACGTCGCGGGCGGCCCCGGCTACGACGTGGGCACGGCCGCCGTCCTCGCCCTGGTGGCGTTCGCGACGGGCGTCCTCGCCCACTTCGGCCTGTGGAAGCCCACTGGCGTATCGGGCAAGGCGCAGGACTCGCTCGTACGCTCGGGTTCCCACGCTGCCGCGTCCGGCCAGTAGGAGCCCTGATTGGACGCCACCACCCTCGGCGCAGTTCTCGCCTGTGTGGGCGTGCTGTCCGGGAGCGTGGTGGCGTACATCGGGAAGCGGGGCGAGAACCGCAACGCGCTCACCGACCAGCTTCAGGAGGAGCTCGCCGCGAAGCGGACTGAGCTGGCTGCTGTGCAGGCTGATGTCGTGGCGTTGCAGGTGTTGCGCCGCGACTACCTCATCAAGATCACCCAGCTAGAGATAGAGATCATTCGACTCGGAGGAACCCCCAGCCCATGACCCGGACCGAGCGCACGATCGTCCTGCACTGGCGGAGTCTCGTGACCCTGTGCGCGATCGTCACTCTGTTCGGGATCTCGTGGGCGTTGTGGCATCGCGTGGATGCGGCGGACCGCGGTTATCGGGATGCGGTGGCGGAGGCGGACCGGCGGGGCGACGCAGTGTCGACGTTGGCGGGGGATGTGCGGGCGCTGCGGCAGCAGTTGAAGGCGAAGGGGCAAACGCCGGTGGCTCCGGATCCGTCGAAGGCTGTTGAGGATTTGCCGGATCGGATTGAGGTGCCGGTGCCGATCCCGGGGCCGCGGGGTCCGGCGGGTGTTCCGGGGAAGGCCGGGCCGTCGGGGTCGCCGGGCGAGGACGGGTCGGATGGTGTCGGCGAGTCCGGCGCCCCGGGCTCCGATGGTGCGGCCGGTCCCCCGGGTCCTCAGGGTGAGCCCGGGCCCGCGGGCGCGGCTGGACCGCAGGGCGAGCCGGGGCGCGCGGGCGCGGACGGGGCCGACGGGCGGGACGGTCAGACGTGCCCGGACGGCTACTCGTTGCAGCCGCCTGCCGACGATCCGGATGCGCTGGTGTGTCGTCGTGATGGCGCGCCTGATCCGGGGCCTGAGCGTGAGCCGGGTTCGCAGGCTGCGGCGTTGGATCCGCAGCGGCGGATCTACGCCTGAGCTCAGGCCGCTTCGCCGAGCTCGGCCCGCACGGCGGCCGCCCACTCCGCGTACAACCGCTCCAACTGGCCCCGCTGCTCCCGCGTCAGCGGCACCCGCGGATCCGTCCACACCCCACGAATCTCCTCGTTCACCACGGCAGCAGACCGCACGGAACCAGACGAGGAAGGGGGCGGGGGCATACCCCTGATCCTACCGATCCGGACTCCGCCTCACTCACGCCCATCCCGCCAAAATCCCGCCAGCAGTACCGTGGACTCCACAACCTTCTGGCGGGGGTACACATGACCACCACACCCATCGGCGACCGCATCCGCAGCCTGCGCGAATTCCGCGACCTCACCCAAGAGGAACTCGCAACCCGCGCCGGCATCCACGTCGACACCGTCCGCAAGCTCGAGCAGGGCATCCGGCAATCCGCGCGCATCAACACACTCCGCGCTCTGGCCCGCGCCCTCGACGTGCAGCTCGAGCGCCTAGTAGGACAGCCCACCGTGACCCAAAACCTCTCCGACGACGGCGGCCTCATCGCCCTCCGTGATGCCATCCAGGACGTCAACGCTCTGCCCGGTGTTCTCACCGACGACAACCTCGAGGACCCGCCCGGCGCCGACATCTGGCTCGACACCGTGAAGGAAGCGACCGGCCTGTACTGGGCGGGCGAATACTCGAGCCTGTCGAGCAGACTCCCGCTGCTACTGCGCGACGGCCGGGCGGTCGCCCGCGAGACCCCCACCGAGCAGGTGTGGCGGCAACTCGCCCTCGCCTACCAGCTCGCCGCTTGCCTGGCCACGCAGGCCGGGCACCCGGACTGGGCGTTCGCAGCGGTCGAGAAGCAGCTCGCCGCCGCTGCCCGGGCGTCGGATCCGCTGATGGAGGGCATGGGCGTCTCCACGCTGTCGTGGGTGCTGCTCAGGCAGGGCCGGTGGGAGCAGGCGCAGACGGTCGCCGAGCGGAAAGCTGATGCGCTCGAGCCCGGATTCCGCAGGCCGACACCGGCCCAGTTGGCCGTGTACGGGAACCTCCTCGTCGCCGCAGCCACTCCGGCCGCGCGCCGTGACGAGCGCGACACCGCCATGCAGCTGCTGACCGCCGCGGAGGATGCGGCACTCCGGTCGGGCCCGGTACGCGCGTACGGGACCGCGTTCAGCCTGGTCGACGTACGCACACAGAAGGTCAACATCGCGTTGGCCGGGAGCAACAACCGCCCCCAGGACGCCCTCACATTCTCGAGCGACGTGGCACTCGAGGACATCAGCCGGCCGGTGCACTCGGCCGCGTACCGGGTCGATGTCGCGCAGGCCAAGTATCAGACGGGCGACGCGGATGGCGCTCTCGAGACGTTGCTCGAGGTGGAGGAGGACCAGCCGGAGTGGATTCGTTTCCAGACGCTGGCGGCGGCGACGGTGCGGGAGATGCTCGAGTCGGAGCGCCGCCGGAACACCCCGTTGCGGTCGCTGGCTGCGAGGCTCGGGGTAGAGCCTGCCCTGTGAGGTAGGACAACACGTCCTAGTGCCAGGCTTGTTGGGGCAGAATTGGTGCTGCGACTGGTGGCTTCTGTCACTGGGCTGTGCTCACCCAGACACCTAGCGTGATCTGTCGTGAGGCGGCGCCGACCCATCCCCCGCCAGAGGACCGGCCGGCGCCGCGGCAGACCCAAGCCTGTGGAGCCGTGATGACCGTCCAGCAGACCACGCCGGAGCCGCCCGTCTCGTTGCCGGATCCGACGCGGTCGCCGCGGCCGGCGCGCGGCTGTGATGTGTGCGTGGCCCTCGACGAGCAGCGCGCGCGGGCCGAACGGGCGGGGGACACCAGGCTCGCCACGACCTACGAGATCGAGATGCGTAACCACCCCGAGCACTCTGGCGGCCGGTCATGAGCGGCACCGGGTGGCAGCAGCGTGATGCGGGCAGCGGCTCCGGGCATGTGCAGCGGATTGCCAGCAACGCCGCGTTCACGACCAAGCAGAAGGCGTACCGGGCCTATTTGGAGCACGCGGTGGAGTGCGGCGATTGCGGGCACGGCGAGACTCGGTGCGTGAAGGCCACCGAGTTGTACAGGAAGTGGCGCGCGGAGCCTTCGTAGGCCCCCGGGTCTGGCTTGTGCCGATGATGCCGGGCCCGGGGTAGAGGCGGCCGCCCTACACCCCCGTACGGGCGGCCGCCTTCACCCCACCAGATCAGCGAGCGGGACGTTGAGGACGTGGGCGATCTTCAGCAGGGTGGACAGCCTCACCTCTTGCCCGGTCTCGACACGCCAGATGGTCACGCGGTCGAGGCGCCCGGCGAGGATGACCTCTTCTTGGGTGAGGTCCTGTCGCTCGCGTTCGGCGCGGAAGCGGGCGCCGATGGTTCGGCGGCGGTCGAGGATCCAGGTGTCGTCGTCGGGGAGCTCTTGCACCCGCCCCAGGCTCGGGCGAAGAT